AGCTATACTGATAGGCCGGTAACTACTGATAGTGAGCGATAGTGGTTTTCCAACTACGACACAGAGCGACACAGTGTACGCCGTTACGCGTTCCAACTACACACAAAGTCTCAAGGAGTCGCTCTTATCTGAGTCTGTAAAAAGTTTTTGGTACTTCTAGTGGTGGCATCACTGAGATCTTTTGTTTTCGCTGGCAAAACGTTCAGAACGGAGTCTGTCGCAGTGTCGCGTAGTTGGACAACCACTAAGGCGTCTCGGATTCTGGAAAACACTGCCGTAAAGCGTCACGACTCTCGTGACGCGCGGGGAAAGTACAGAGTTTTGAAAATAAAACAATGTGGACATTCAGTAAAAATAAAGTGTATTAATATCATAAGACACATCGTTGACCATGAACCGGGAGTCCCACCCATTCACGCTGATCACATATTTACAATTGAACTAATTACATTAGCGTTATGGTCGCTGTATAGCAATAAACACCACTCCGTGGACAAACAATAACGAGTTTATGGCATGCCTAAGTGCTGTTGGCGTCATGATACATTCAACACCAGCAGCTATGTATTGCACAAAATACATGGACCCTGTCATTGTTATCAATGGGAAAGAATGAATATAAACTAGTATTTGGTCGGTGCATACCCATACACTCTCACCAAAGTGATAATGTGTACATACATACAGTTTTGGGCACAAATAATGCCTTTCCTCACTATTGCCGTTGCTATACCAGTATGCATATACACGAGTACACATTCTCACTCTGGTGAGAGTGTATAGGTTGGCATGGAACGAATACGGACACGAACAGTGAGTTGTGATGAAAGCTTCCCTACTATGGAACCTTCATACTTCAATCTCGTTTGTAGATTTCGCTCATCTTGAAGCATCAGAGCGGTTTTTTCAATCAAGCACCCGAATTTTTGTTCTGAGTATCAGAGCCCGGCTTGGCGTTTTGGATCCCAATTGCAACCAGCATTTTTAGCATGGCTAGCGTAACCAACTGAAAAAAAAAATAAATGTGTTTATAGCGACAAATATTTTTGACGCGATATCGCATTCAAAGCATAAACCTTTTCTGAAATTCGTTTTGAATGTTACCTCCATGCACATGTTTTGTTTCTGAGCCCAAATCGTAAAATCTTGCTGCCATTTTTGCAGCTGCCTCAATTGTTCCATATCTGAAAAATGAAGCATGGATTGAATCCCTGGTTTTGTAACATTTGACAAAGAAATGTATGATTATAATCATGCTTACCGTTCTTTGCGATCCTCGAGGGGTCTTGGCGTTTCAAACCACGACCGATATCACACGGTGCAGGGGCTTCAACACCCGGAACTGGAGAAGACATCTTCCCGTTGCTTCGTGCTTGACACGGTTCAGGTAAAAGCGGTACGTCAACCTTTGCAGCTACGGATGAACTATGATGCCCTTTTAGGGCCTGACCATGTTGAAGCCAAGCAAGTGTTCCAACTTCTGGATCTGCACGTGATGCATCTTGCTGGATCGAAAGAGGCTTATCCAGCGAAGCAGGTGCTCCATTGCTTGGAGCTGCGAGTGATGGATCATGCTGGCTCGAAGGAGGCTTATTGAATAAAGCCAGCAGTTCTTCAGCTCTTGGAGCGGCACATGATGGATTTTGCGGGCTCGGAAGACGTTCGTCAAGTGAAGGGCTTGCTTCACATCCTGTCCATGTCAATTCCCCGTCTAGGTCTAGTATTGTTTTAATTACAAACGAATCGAGCTCAGCATCGTCAAACTCTCCCAGCCATGCACTTGAATCTTCAAGCTCTGTAAAAAGACGCAATTTGAATAATTGTAATTCGAAAATAGTTTCATTATAAATGAAGGATTGAGTGAGAAGTACTGACCATCGTCACTGATGACTACGATGTTGCTGGTGCTGCTGCTCGATCTCTCAATAGGCGCAGTCATCTTGACTGTATCTTTATTCTTATCTGTACACAACTTCTTGGACTCCAGCTGTAATGAGTAAAGAAAACAATCGAGTGACTATTCAACAGCATAATGAAGTAAAACTGTTTTTAGGTGGAAATATTCCGCAGTTGGACTTACAGTCATTCCCAACTGAACTCCGTTGGTTATGAGGCTCGTCCGCATATCGTTGAAATTCGTTGTTGACTCCAACTGCGGAGCGGAGAAGTCCTCTTCACAGTTTCGCTTTCGGCATCGCTTTGGAGTGGCACCAGGATTTGGCACATGATACAAAATCTTGTTGGATGAAGGTGGTCTCGCCTGTGACCCCGTCGCATACACTATGGTTTTGCACCTGCAGAAAAATCAGAACGAAATTTCGACCGGTATTTAATGTAAGCAAATTCACGATAAGGATTCTTGAACGTTTTCTTAATCATTCCGAGCTTACTTTCTGTAAGGCACTGAATGGGAAGTTGAAGGCTCTCCTTCCAGGGCTAAGACAGGCAGTGGGATCTCTTCCGACGATAAAGAATGAGTTGAATCCATTTTGGTTTGAATCTAGGAGTTGGCACTTGTTCGGATGATCGAGACAGACTAATTAGTTTTATTGCCTCCAGCGCGGATGTAATCTAAAAAAGGGTCATTATTGCAAACGCTTATGTCACCACTTGTTCGGTTAAGCCGATGTTCGCCTTATTAACTTGAATTGGCGGAGAATCCAGACATGAATAGAGGGGATTTATCCGGATAATGACATCATCCTCCTTAATCTTGGTGTTCCAATTTAGGATTCGATAGTCTGGAATTTTTAACGGCTCCATTTAAGAAAAAAAAAAATACATGTCAGACTTGTACAACATGTGTATACGTTCGGCACGTTCGGTGCGGTATTCCAATACGGTACAAAAGATAACTGAGAGCAAAGAGATGTACCTACATTAGCATCCAAATCAAGTAGAAGAGTTTTTGGACCATATGCTACTCGAACGCGTTGATCTTTGACACTCGGTCAGCCGCTCATCACCCAGCCGTGTGGCCGCATCACTTCAGAGTGTTGACCGGAGTCAATCAATTTGTATTTAGAACAGAATAACTACTCGAATACAGCAAGCGTTCATTCGTGAGAACTGCCTTTCTTCCTGATATCATCACCACCGTCCCCGTAGTCATATACATCAGCTTAACGGCACGTTCAACGTTGGACGCTCACGACGTTAAGAAAGCGTTAAAAGAGTACGTTGAACGTGTTCGACTTGGACGGCACGTGCCGTAGACGCATCCATCTCAACGCTCGTCAGCGCTTACAGCTCCAAGCTGCAAGTCGAACGCAAAGTAACGCTTACAACGCTTTAGGCGTCCAGGCTGAACGTGCCTTATGAAGCGGTGTGCATTTCGAAAAGCTAGCCAGTACCCTATGAGTTACATCAGCTTGTGACATTTATCATTGCATGGACTTAAATTCATGCGGAACGCAATCGCTGTTGCTTTTAGTGCATGTAGCTACTGCACTACTGATAACTACTGATAAGCAGTGTGTCTTGGATTCTGTACAACATAGCTGCAACACGCTATGACGCTCGGAACTTGGAGGAAAAGACGGGGTTTTAGAAATTAGAGAATACACACGTTTGATTTAAAAAAAAACTTTATTATACCATACGACACTCCGTTAAACATTTCCAATATTCATCTTGTCGAACATTCAACATCAACAGCTAATTATGACATCGAATACATCAACCCTTCCATTGTTATTTATAATAAAGAATGAATATAAACTACTATACGAACAGTGACTTTTCATGAAAGCTTTCCAAACCTGAAACCTTCACACTCGAATACTATCTAGAGAAATCTTCTGTTATGTCGGAACATTAAAGCAGATTCTCCTTTTGAGTAACGATACCCGTGTTCCCATTCCATCTTCCAGCTTCACCCCCCATTCGTAGCAGGATTTTTGTAACCATCTGAAAAAATGTGTTTGTATCGATAAATATGTATGAAATGGTATTGGGATCTGACCCCGGGACGGGGCCTAATTGAATAAAGCCAACATGGCGCAGACACCGGTGCAAACAGCATGAGGAGCGAGAAAACTCATTCACTCCCACATGCTCACTCGTGCGAGTCTTGTGTATGTTTCAAGCGTACGTGACGCGAACTTTGCACCGGTGGACTAGTTACAAAAACTGGCACCAGCTGCCGTGGCCGAAATGTTGATCGTTACCTCCATGCACTTGGTGTGGTGCCGAACAAAAACCGTAAAATCGTTTTCCAAATCTCGCAGCATCTGCAATTGTTGATTTGAGCAGCTAACTGAAAAATGGAGAACATGGATCAATGCACATGGTTACGTAACATGTCACGAGGAGATATACGATTTCCATCATGTGCTTACAGTTGTTAAGTGCGTTTTCAGCACTTGGAGCGGCACATGATGGATATTGGTGGCTCGAAAGAAGATCATCGAATGAAGGAAGGGCTACAAATCCTGGAGCAGCACATGATGAATGTTGCTGGCTCGGAGGAGGGTTACTATGTGGAGCAAGTGCTTCTTCAGCTCTTGGAGCGGCACATGATGGATTTTGCTGGCTCGAAAAAAGTTCGTCAAGTGAAGAAAGTGGTTCGAATTCTTCCGGTGCAAATCCCGCTTCTAGCTTTAGCTCTGATTTTATCATCATCGAAGCGAGCTCAGCATCGACAAACTCTTCCAGCCATCCACTAGAATCTTCAAACTCTGTAACAAAATGGAAGATAAGTAGATGTAACGCGAAATTTGTTTGATCATAAATGAAGGATTAAGTAAAAAGTGCTGACTGAGATTACTGATGGGTTCGACGTAGCTGGTGCTGCCCGATATCGCAGTAGGCTCACTCATCTTCGATGTACCTTCCTTCGCGTCTGCACATAACGTCTTAGGCTCCGGCTGTAATGATTAAAGAAAAAAAAATCAAGTGCATAATGGTATACAACTGTTTTTAAGTAGAAGTCTTCTTCTTTTCAACATACAGCCTTCGCCGCCTGAATTTGTTTGGTTATGACGCTAGCCCGCATGTTGTTCAGCCTAATCAGCGTTGACTGGGACGTCGAAGCGGAGGAGTGCTTTTTACAGTTTCGCTTTCGGCATCGCTTTGGAGTGGCACGAGGACTTGGCACAAGATCCAGATTCTTTTTGATTGAAGGTGGTTCCACCTGTGACCTCGTCGCATACGCCATGGTTTTGTACCTGCAGAAAAATCAGAACGAAATTTCGATCAGTATTTAATGTAAGCAAATTCACTATAAGGATTTTTAAACGTTTCCTCAATCATTATTCCGAGCTTACCTTTTGGAAGGCACTGAATGGGAAGTTGAAGGCTCTTCTTGCAGGACTAATAAGACAGGCAGTGGGATCTCTTCCAACGATGAAGGATGAGTTGAATCCATTTTGGTTTAAATCCAGGAGTTGGTACTTGTTCGGATGATCAACACAGACTAATAAGTTTTGTTGCCTGCAGCGTCTAGGTAAACTAAAAAATAATCGTCATTGCAAATGCTTACATCAACACATGTTCCGTTGAGTGCATATGAACAACTGATTCATTTGACTTGTCGGAACGTCCGAATGCAACTTACCAAAGTCATGATAGGTCATGACGTCATGCCCTATAATGCTGTAGCGCACTTGTGCAGTCTGGAATTTTGAACATACGTATACTAAAAAAGAGCACATGTGTGGGACGTATGCAACATGTGGATCTATGGCATAACGTACCGAAATTAACTGAGATCGAAAGCCATAAAACCACTGTTTCCATGCTGTATTTACGGTCGGCCCGGTAACTTGGGAAGTTGCCTACTGTAGGAGATCGCTGAAGATGCCTTGGTTCTTACGACCATACAGGCATGAAGAGGACTTTTGCCCCTGTCCTGCGACTTAAGCAAGCGTTGAAAGAGTTTGTTGAACGTGTTCGACTTGGACGGCACGTGCCGTAGACGCATCCATCTCAACGCTCGTCAGCGCTTACAGCTCCAAGCTGCAAGTCGAACGCAAAGTAACGCTTACAACGCTTTATGCGTCCAGGCTGAACGTGCCTTATGAAGCGGTGTGCATTTCGAAAAGCTAGCCAGTACCCTATGAGTTACATCAGCTTGTGACGTTCATCATTGCATGGACTTAACTTCATGCGGAACGCAATCGCTGTTGCTTTTAGTGCATGTATG